ATGTCATCATCTGCTTCAAGATCTAAATGAAAATGATCTTCTACGACTTGTAAATCAGCCGCACCTGATTTTTCCAGTCTCTCTACCACAAGATCAAACCAATATGGGTTTGTTTTATTTTTGATGACAATTTTTACATAACAATCTTTGTATGAATCAGCATCAAATACTAACACTTCATCCATTTGTTTATTCATGTCATCATAAAAGAATTTATGAAAGATTTGTTTTGTATTAGGAACAAAATTTAATTCACGTGTTTCTGTATCCAGGATATGAAATCCTTTTGTATCTCCGTAATCACTCCAAGTGTATTGAGCAGGAGTGCCAAGATAAAAGATATTGCCACTATTGGAGCGAGTATGGTAATGCCCACTAAGTACGAGATCAAATTTATCAAAGATCTTAGGATCATCACCATGTTCATTAATTTGTCCTCTATGCATTTCAAAACCATTAAGTTCTAAATGTCCTAATGCAATAGGTGCAGTAGTTTCATTAATCAGCTTTAATGTTTGTTCTCTATTCTCGTCACAAATCCAAGGTAATAGAAAAAGTTTAACTTTAGTAATGTCACCAAAAGTGGGACCTGGAATTTTAGATATATCACTTAGATGCAATTCACAAGCAGAATCATAATAGATATGTGTCTTGGGATATCTCTTTACATCTCTAATTACATCATTATAAGGTTTTGGATCGCCAATCAATTCTACTAATGCATTTGTTGTGTTAGTATTCTTGTAATAGGTATCATGATTACCTGCAATTATATGCAAGTCAATACCCAACTTATCAATTGGATCTAGAAAGTCTTCTCGTAACCGTCTTGCAGTTACATAGTTAACATACTTACGACGATCAACAAGATCCCCAAGATGAATAATAGTATTAATATCTTCTCGAATAATAGTAGGGAAGAAAACTTCATCTAAAAACTTCTTCATATGGTTATGCATAATTGGGGAATCATTTCTGATTCCCCAATGTGTGTCTGTAATTAGTGCAATCTTCATACGTTATTTAGTCCAATACGTGAATATTTGTGTTTTGGTTTATTATTAAACGTCTGTGTTTGATTGGATGTCTTTAATGCAGCATCACAATAATCACGAATAGCCTCTAACCTCATAATGTAATTGAGTTTAAGATTATCTTGTTTTGTGTTATTAAGACCTTGTGCAACATCAATTACTGCTTGTGGTACTAAATGTATTTTTTCACTCTTCATAGAACTTCTCCACTCCTTGACGGCGGGATTTACTCTTCTTTTGTTTCTCAGCTTGTTTTTTATCAAACGTTTCAACAAGCCCTTTCATATATTCATTATCTAAATTGACACTCACGGGTTTACTATCTTCATCAAAAGCTTGTTCAGCTAGCATACCCTCAAAATAAAAATTCTCTAATGTCTTTTGTTTAATGTAAAGATGTTTCTTTTCTTTTTCAATTCGCCTAATAAATGCATACCAAATAATTTGTGTAAAATAGGCAAATGGATTATCAGATTTTTCAGGATCAAAATTATTTAAATAACTGATACAATTTTCAAGACCATCCGAGATCATTTCATCTCTATATGTGTAACTAATAAAATTGGGTTTTAGGGATAATCGAGTAGCAATCTTATAGAGACACTCACCAATATATGACGGAATCCTTGGTTCTTGTTTACCTGCTTCTCTGGCTTCAACTACTTGTCTTTTATGATGTAGTAAGGCTGTATAGAATTTTTTATTATCTATATAATGTTTACTATTTTTACCTTTTTCAGCCATTGTAAATCCTAATAAAAAATATAAATTAATATAACTATTAAAATAGCATATTAATTAAATTAAATCAACTAATTAATGAAAATTTTTAGACCTAGATGACTCTAGTTTATGAATGGTATTTTCTGTGGGTGATTTTTTAATGTTTAATTTTGTTTGTTTCAGATCTACCACAACAGTATTATAATATGTTTCTAATTCTTCTTCTACAGAAGCAACACTAATTACATTTTCTTTATTAAAAACAACAATCCCGTCTTTTGCAAAAGGCATATAGGGCATTGTAAAAACAAACTGTTCTTCTTTGAATATCATTACTGGATGTTCTATATCAATATAGTCATCATCTTCTTTAATGACGCTACCAATGATTGGCTGACACCCCGGTACAGTTAGAAGGATGATTTTCATTTAGATCTCCGTGTTGAAGATTTTAAATTCAAAACCTTCACCGCTATAGATATTTATTCTTTCCATGAAATGTTGAAGAGTAAAGTTAGTATGTGAACTAACTCTTAGGTCGTCTGCAATATCATAAAGAGTCATTTCAGACTTATTGTCTCCAATGCGAAGTCCACGACCGATAGACTGTAGTATTCGTATACGAGACTTAGAAGGAGAAGCAAGAATAACAGAATGAAGGTTTCGTATATTAATACCGGTTGAAAACGTTCCATAGCTTGCCACAATAATAGCATTGGATTCTGTCTCAACAATTCCTCTAATTCTCTCTCTGTCATCACCTTCTACTCCACCGTGAACAAAAAATATTTTACGTTCTGGATCTTTAGTTCTCATCATATCATTGAGTACTTTACCATGCTTCTCAACATATTGGAAAAGAACTAGAGTGTTACCCTCTAATGATAATGTTAAATTACGAATAAATTTATTTCTCTTTTCATGACGTACTAAGAAATCCATCTCGTCTTGATAGTTTAATTTCTTAGTTGACTGTCTAGTATCTTTATCATACTGTAGTATGAGTGCTTTAATTTTTAAATTAGCAACATGACCTTGATCCATCAACTCTGTTGTAGTAGTTACCTGTTCAACTGGACCAAACAAACCTTCTAGAGTAATTCTATTTGTTAGAGAACCATCTAGTGTACCTGTAAACCCATAACGGTATCTACAGTTAATAAGCTTCTCCATAATAGACTTAAGAGAGGTAGCTTTGAATTGATGAACTTCATCTCCTATTACACAACCAAATTGATTAAACCAATCCTTAGGCATTTTATAGATTGACTGCCAAGTTGATATAACAATAGGACTGGTGGATACTTTATCAACACCAGCTGTAATACAATGAATATCTAAATCTTTACCTTGGTAGTCTTCAAAATCTTTCTTCATCTGCATAACAAGAGATACAGTAGGAACAATAACAAGTACTTTTTGTTTTACTAGTTTGTTATAATATCTTGCTAGCAAATATATTATTAGAGATTTACCTGAAGCAGTAGGAGATAAAAATATACCTCTTTCCATCTCTACAGCAGTTTGAAAAGAATGTATTTGATAGTCTCTGGGTTGTTTTGTAATTTTAAATGATTCTATTACTTCATTTACATCATCAAATATACCATTATACTGTAATTCTTTATCTACTTCTATATCATAATTACGTGATAGAGCAAACTCAGAAATCTCCTTAACCAATCCCGCATAGGTGAGACCAGTTAAAGAGTTCAACAATCTTATTTTACCATCCCAGAATTTATTTTTGAAAGCTGGTGAAAACTTAGCACCAGGAACCATAAACGTGAGATGATCTGAAAGTTCTTGGACAACAGAAGGTTCACTAATTACTTTCAGATAAACTTCGTTTATCTTTTGCAACTGCAACTTATCACGCGCCCACTTTGAATTTCTCATACTCTATTGCATTCTTAATCAAAAACCCTCTATTATTTATAGAGCGAATAATTGATTCAAGAGAGTCTACTTTCTCTTGTTGCATTGCAATACGAAGATTGAGTTTAATAATATCTTGATCTGCATCAATATACATTGGAATATCAGATTTTAAAACAGACAACCTAAAAGGTTCCCATCCATTTATTTTTAAATCTTCTTCCGGCATTACTCCTCTATAATAATCATGTTTGAGAAGTAATAATTCTTTTTTCTCTCCTTCAAGTCTACGTAGAAGGAGTCTTTCTTCTGTGTAAATTCTAAGGTATTTACTGTGTAGCTTTGGAAGCTTTAGACTTTCTTCACCTAGTTCTGTCCTGTCAACAGAACAGTCTTCTGCCCACAGTTCTAAAATCTCATCTAATTTCATAATATAAATTTAAACTTTCTTCACATGAAATATTTTATACTTAAATGATGCTGAGGCGCTTATATAATTAACATCATTATCTGATACGGTAAAATTAATATTGTCAATACCAGTTGGAAATATATCTTCAAAGGTGACCTCAATATTAGGTACCATATCACTAGTAAGTATAGTTAATGTTGCATCTGAAAGCAACTGGTTTGGTGTTCCTTTTTGAGCTTCTTTGAGCCCTTTATATTGATTGAAATTTTCAGGAAAACCAATAGAAACAAGCCAATCATATATTTCAAAATATGTTGACATATCTTCATCTAATTTAAAAGATATATTAAAGTCCCCATATTCTAGTTTATTACCAGCAATACTGAAGGCTTTAAAAGGAGTAGGCACCTCTATTGTATTTAAACTTATTAGAGGAAGATTAACATCAGTAACAAAAAAGTTAAGGTTAGGTGCACGCTTAAGCTTGAACCTAAACCCTAACGGAGATAAAAAATTAATATTTGCAGGTTGTTCGTGTATAGCTGCCATTTAATACCCTTTTAGAGTATTTATGTGTTTGATTTTCGCTCCTTAATATCACGAACTTCTTCCAGAGCCCCTTTAATAGCATGAGTCATAAGAACGACAAAAGCACCCACTGAGGTCATGGCAAGTACAAACAGAGCCACAATAAAGATAAGATCTTGAGGAGAATAACAAGCTTTAAGTTCCGTTAACATTATTCTTTATCCTTTTTAATTCTAGCAAAATTAGCAAATAAGATCATTGAGGCAAGCCAAGTCCAAATATTAAAAGGAATAGCAAGAACTGGGAACAATGTATTCAAAGCCCATATATTTAAAAACCCAGCAAGTGCTATTACCAATATTACAAGCACTATCAATCCTAATGTGGACAAAAAATCATTCATTTTTAACTTCCCATTCCTACATAGAGTTTACCGTTCTTTTTATAGAACATTTCAATGTATACACCCCAATAACCTGATTCTTTGATTAGGTTAAGAATGTTATATTCAGCGTGTATATCAAACATACCATTAACTACATTAACGATAGTAGAATAAGGTTTGTGGTTAAATTCATACCAAACCTCATGCTCTCCATCATGAAGAAACCTTACCCGATTAGGAGAAAAATTGGTATCTACATCATAATCATAATACCAGGCAGAATAATTTGGTTGCCATTCATCTACATTGTTAGATGAGGTATCTTTATAGATTGACCAGACCATTATACTTCATCCTTATATTCTGAGATTACATTAGTTCTTAACAGATAGTTGTGAGCCATATGACCAGCTACAGCGGCACGAATCACCTTAGTACCATCTTTACGAAAGTAGCCATTTAGATTGAAACCGTAAGTAGAAAAAGAAAGACAATCCTTGTTAGTTAAATAATGACTAGCCATATCCTTCATAAATTCTAGAAGGTCTTCCCAATAATTGTAATGGCTACGAACAGAAGGATTCATCATAAACACTGCCTTTGCAGTAAGTTCGAAGTCTCGCTCATCTAGATCGATCGTAACATACTCAGTCATTGTTCTGATCCTACCAATATTGCATCCACATAACGTTCGTATGCTTCTGCTTCTTCACTATAAAAATCTTCCATATCAGCAATCTGCTTATCAATGTGTCTAGAGATATAACGAAGCTCTTCAACTACACCTTTATGAGTAAGTCCGTTAGATTCATTAACAATGAGATCAATCATACGTTGAATATCTAAAATGTCACTTACAGCCATTTCACTTCTCCATAATCTCTATATTATAATAATATCACAGATCTTAAATTATGTCAAGCGG